TAGGGCCACACACCTCCTTGAGCATATCAAACATGAGGAAAAGGTGGACAAGAAGTTCAATGACGGATTCTTGGATGCACTTCTTACAGGACTTGAGATCTATGCAGTTGATATCGTAGGAGGGGAACCTTCACTGAGAAAGTGCAATCCTCTCAATATTAAGACCATCCGTACATCTGAAAGTAATCAGATAGAGGACTGTGATATTATTGTAGAGTATGCTTACTACTCTCCTGGAAGGATCATTGACATGTTCCATGATCATCTTAAACCTTCTCAGGTGTCCATGTTGGAGAGAGGTAAGGCAGGATATTCTGCAGACGATGATAAATCATTCATCAATCTTGGAGAGAAGGAACCTGATCTGCCGGCCATCAATCTCATTGAGAACACTGAAGGGCAGTTGGTAGCATCAGATGAGCTTATAGACTCATCCTTTCATTTGCCTGAATATACCAGTACAGGATCAATTCTCGTTACCCGTGTGGTATGGAGATCGTATCAGAAGGTGGGACGTCTGAAGTACTATGATGAGGTTACCGGTGATGTACAGTACAAGCTGGTGTCCGAGTTCTATGAAGCTGACACTGCACTTGGTGAAGAGGTCAAGTGGTACTGGGTGACCGACTGGTGGGAAGGTACACGTATAGGACGTGACATCTACGTAAAGATGCAGGCATTCCCCATAAAGGCGTATTCAATGTCAAACCCATCCATTTCACAATGCCCGTACATAGGATCGGCATACTCTGTGAACGATGATGACATTACTTCTCTTATGGGAAGGATGAAGCCTTATCAGTATCTGTACAATGCATTCATGTGGAAGACGCAGGATGCCTTTGCAAAGTATAAAGGGGTCATCGGTACCATCGACCTTGCACGTACTCCTGACGGTTGGGAGTTTGAGGATGTCCTGTACTATGCAGAGCGTATGGGCTGGATGGTAGAGGATTCTTTCAAAGAAGGTGACAAGGGAGCATCTACAGGTAAACTTGCTGGCAATCTTCCTGGAAGAAGTACTCCTATGGACTTTAACCTTTCTGGATACATTCAACAGAATCTTGCAATGCTCAACTTCCTGAAGGTTGAGATGGGTGAGATCTCAGGAGTATCAAAGCAGAGAGAGGGCAGTATACACAATAGAGAACTTGTTGGGAATGTCGATAGGTCTGTTACTCAGTCTTCTCATATTACTGAAGTTTATTTCAGTATGCATGAGGATGTCAAGAAGCGAACGCTCACAGCGTTATTAGAGGCGGCCAAGTTTGCATACAAGGGTAAAAAGAAGATAGTACAGCATATATTGGATGACATGTCGTCTGAAATATTTGAACTTGATGGTGACCACTTCCGTGAACTGGATTTTGGTATCGTCATGTCAAATAACCTGTTGGATGCTCAGATGAGAGAAAGATTCATCCAACTTGCTCAGGCAGGACTACAGAGTGATAAATTGAATTTCAGTCAATTGATGGACATCATGACAGACAGGTCCATCTCCAGTATGAGACGTAAGATCGAGACTGCTGAAGAAGATGCCATCCAGCGTCAGCAACAACAGCAGGAAAGACAGCTCCAGGCGGGTCAGCAGCAACAACAGCAGCAGATCGAAGCCAACATGGCAATGAAACGTATGGAGATGCAGCATGAGACCGATCTACAGACATCTCAGAATGAGAAGGATCTTGCAATTGAAAGGCTCAAGCAGGCATTCAAAGCTGAGTCAGAGGATGTTAAGAGACTGAAAGTAGAATACGATAAGATGGAGAAGGATATGGATAGGGAGCACGAGGCACGTCAGAAGGAGTTGGACCGTCAAGCCAAGTTGGCGGTAGAGGCTACTAAGCAACGTACCAAGTAATTGCTATAAAAACAACCATCATAAATGTGAGTAGAAACATGGTTTCAGTTAAAAGTGAATATTATATAGTCTAATTTTGTACGTTAGAAAAATGGCAGAAGAAACGAACGACATTTTTGGAGGGTTTGATCTAAGTAATGACAACCTTATCCATTTTGATGAAAGGGGAGAAGTTATCGATGCTCCCAAGAAAGAAGAACAACAAGAGCCTACTCTTGGAAAGATCGATATTGAAGAAACTCCGTCCACCAAGGTAGGAGAAGTACAGCCTGAACCTCAATTGGAAGTAGAAGAACCTTCCTCTGAGGGCGCTCCCTCTTCTCCATCCGAACCTTTAAGGTTATTTGCCTCGGTGCTTTTGGAGGAAGGCGTCATTGATGCTGAAGACGACAGATTGGAAGGTCTTTCCGGACCTTCTGATCTTGTCGATCTTATCAAGGACACCATCAAGAAGAATGAATATGCTGATCTTAACGATCAGGCAAAACAGATGTTGGAGGACTACCGCAATGGAGTTCCTTCAGAAGTGATCCGTAACTACAACAATCAGAAGTTGCAGTTGGAAAGATTGCAGACATCTCAGATCCTGCCCGATGATGCTGACAGTGATGATATCGCTGCACAGAAGGAGCAGATCAGAAAGACACTCATCTACAATTCATTTGTTGCAAGCGGTATCAATCCGGAACGTGCCAGAAAGCTTACAGACCGATCTGTTGAGCTTGGTGACGATATTGAGGATGCATCCGCAGCTCTCAATGATCTTAAAGTGATCAATGAGAAGAAAATGGAAGAGCAGCGTCAGCTTGCAGAGTCTCAGAAGTCAGAGGCTCAGAACAAAGTAAAGAAGATCGAAAAGCAGATCATGGATACCGAAGAGATACTTCCTGGAATGAAGGTCCCTGAGCGTAAAAGAAAAGAGCTTTTCGATCAAATGACACAACCTGTGAAGGTAACAGAACAAGGACCTATATATGCGATACAGGAGTTAAGGGCCAAAGACCCAGTGACCTTTGACCTCAGACTTCATTATCTGGCATCGTTAGGACTCTTTAATGAGAATCCGGACATCTCGGTGTTCGGCCGTACAAGCAATAGTAAAAGTGTAAAAAAGTTCACTGACTCTCTGGAGAATCAGCGTTCGAGTAATTTTGGAGGCGGAGGAAACCGTCAACAAATATTTGGTAGTGTAGATCAAGATCTACTCAAGTCATTGGATAATCTATTTTAAACTAAAAACAAAATGCCACAAATTTCTCCATTTCAGATGACGGAGGCTCAATCGTGGGCAGGTCTTACGACTTCCAATCACATGGGAGCGATCTATCAGGCCGCACCTCAGAAAGCCTCCAATCTTATGAGACGTATCTATACCTCTAACTTTGGTATGGATCTGGACAGTTATCTATCTGATATTCCTTACAAAGTATTGGAAACAGATGATGACTTCACTTGGGAACTCATCGGTTCGGCCAAGAAGAATGTTCCTTTGGTAGAAGCACAGATCAACGGTACTGCCGTTGCAGCAGGTGATCAGCCAGGATTGAACTTCTCTCGATTCGACCTTATCTTCCCAGAACAGCACTTTACTGATGTTCACACTATCGTTGGACATAAGAATGAGGTGTATCAATTGCGTATCGTAGCAGATCCTGTTCCTGATGGGACCAACTGGCGATACACTGTAGAACTTGTAACAGGTGATCCTGCCGCTTTCATGCCGGTAGAAGAGCTTGAGGCAGGTACCCGTTTCAGCCGTGAATGGTCTCTTGTTGAATCAACTCTTTCTAAGAAAGGTGGTGGTATCAACTTTGAAAGCCCGTTCACAATGCGTAACGCATTCTCTATGATCCGTATGGAGCACACTACTCCAGGAAACATGATCAACCGACCTTTTGCTACCAAGTGGCAATCAGCAGGTGAGAACGGTGAGCTTGTTACTCACACTACATGGACCCAGTATGAGGACTATGTGTTCGATTATCAGTTCCGTCAGGAAAAGAACCGTCTCTTGATGTTTGCACGTAGCAACCGAGGGGCTAACGGTGAGTACTTCAACATCGGTAACTCAGGACACATCATCAAGCAGGGTGCCGGTATCCGTGAGCAAATGGAAGCGTCTAACACTTCTTACTACAGCTCATTCGATATTGATTACTTGACCGAGGTCCTTGTTGACCTTTCTGAAGGTAAGCTTCCTACAGATGAGCGTCACTTCGTACTACGTACAGGTGAGCGTGGAGCTATCCAGTTCCACCAAGCTTTGGAAGATCAGTCTCAGTTGTACACTCCTCTACGGAATGAAAGCCGTCTATACGGAGCTTCAAGCGCCAATGGTGTTCAGATGCCTCTTGGATACGGTGGTCAGTTCGTTGAGTACCTGGGACCTAACGGTGTCAAGGTGACCTTGATGGTGGATTCAATGTACGATGATCGTGAAAGAAACAAGTTGTATCACCCTGACGGTGGTGTAGCTGAGTCTTACCGATATGACATCATGGACATTGGTACTACTAACGGAGAGCCTAACATCCAGAAGTTCTACGTGAACGGATCTGAGGACATCATGGGTTACATCCCAGGTCTGAGAAATCCTTTCTCTCCTGTAGGTGAGCGTAACATGAACATGATGGCGATGAGTACTGATGGTTACTCTGTACACCGTGCCTCTGTGTGTGGTGTTGCAGTATACGATCCATCACGTACTGCTTCATTGATCCCAAGTATTTTAGCATAATCAATAAATAGATCTGAGAAGAGATGAGCAAAACGGATGTAACAATAGCAGAGTTCAAGCTTCCTAACCGGAAGGTAAAGATCGTGCCATTGAAAAGAAAGAGGGGACTCCTACCTAAGGAGCATGAGGCCAGCTTTCTTTTTAAAGAGTCTTATTATGAAGTATGCGTTCCTATCGATGAGAGGGGACGTATGAAAGATCCATTGACACCAGAAGAGCGGGCTTTCTTTGAGAGCCCCTCTTCCGGGATGGATTTTGAACCCAATGAACTTTCTGTAACAAGAGAGAAGAACTATTACACAAAGAAAAAGGCCAAGGTCCGTCTCAAGAATGAGGTAACGTATCTTGACCTATCACGCCCTGATGATTACATGAAGTACAAGATCCTACTTACAGTTAAGGATCGTATTGCACTTTCTGATGATCCAAGGGAAACGAAAGTGACGCAGAAGTTTGCACTGGTCGATGAGAACCATGAAACTCAACAACAGTTGAATGAGCTTGATACCAAGCTTGCAGCCTATACTGAGTATGGTGCGATCAAGAAGGACTTCAGATCACTTCGTCATGTCATTATGGTGGCTACAGGCAAGAAAGTTGGTAAGAATGCCAAACTTGAGTTCCTACAGACAGAGGCCAATCGTCTTTTGAGCAATGCTCCGGAGGCTTTCCTCAATGCTGTCAGAGATAAAGACCTTGAGACCAAGATCCTCATTCAGGACGCTATCACTGCAAAAGCTCTACGTAAGCAGGGTATTGCATATTATACTCCTGGAGGTGATCTTATCGGTAACAATCTTGCAGAAGCTGTAGAGTTCCTTAACAACAAAAAGAACCAAGACCTTAGACTTGTTATCGAGAAGAAGGTTGATGCAATGGAAGACTGATGACAACTACCGAGTTCAGAGACTACGTACTTGTAACTTACGATTCAATATCCAACTTTGCTGCACCTGGATATGAGGATGCGGATATCAATCTGTTCCTCAACGCAGCTCAGGAGGACTTCGTAAAGTCTCTGTACAACGGTATGTCAAACCTAGGAAGAGTTGGCTTTGAAGAGACTGAGAAAAGATCAAAGGATCTGTCAGAGCTTAAAAGGTTTGCTGATATTTCAGCAACTGCTCCAGGTAACCATGGTTCCAATAGCCTGTTCGTAGAATTACCAGAGAATTATCTGTACACTATCAACGAAGAGGCTACAATTTCTTTTACCTCTTGTGGGGAGACCGTATCCGAAAGGGTATCGGTCAAACCCATCAGAGAGGATTATTACAATGCCAACAGAAAGAATCCTTACAAAAGACCGGACAATACACTTGTCTGGAGAATGGATGCAAGTAGGGCATTGGATTCTGCTCCAGTAACAGGTACAAGTAAAAGACATGAACTGATACTTGGAGATGACACAACCTTTAATACATATCACGTATCATACATAAAGTACCCTAAAGAAATAGATATTACTGATGCAACCAATCTTACAGGTTTCTGCGAACTGGACCCATCAACTCATAGACAAATAGCTGACA